CTAAAAATTCTCTCTCTTGTGCTGCATTTTACTCTTATTTTCAAGCATAAGAAACATTGCTGCATTTTGCTCCCAAGATATTTTAGATAAAAACATTTTTTTAGAAAATGATTGTTCCAATTCTCCCAAAAACGAATCAAGCCACCAATAATATTCCCATCCCTTAGTTGTTAATAAAGACTTGGCATTAAAATCCACTGTAACTACCAAACCTACTGAATAAATTGAAAATGAATTAAACTCTCTACCCAAATAAAGATTTCCAAATTTCATTGGTAGATTAGCCCCGAATCCCTCGAACACAGGGCGATAATTAATCTTAAATCTTTTAGTAACAATACTTATACTAGAGTCGCTCTCTCTTGTGAGCGAACTACTTTTGGGAAGAACTATTTCAAAATGGTCAAAAATTGCGCCTCCATTGCCATATGCATATACAACTTTACCTATAGATGGTAAAGAACTATAATCCATAAATTGCTCACGTTCATCCATAGCTCTAGAAAAAGTATCAATAAATCTATTCCCCATAAGAACATCAGGAATACTTTTCCTATCTAGTTTAACCAAATAATCATCGGAAAAAGTTTCATCATCATTAAAATAGCTACTTAAATGAAGAGCAAGTTTTCTTAAAACATAATACTCAATCGCCTCAATAAATAGTGCATTTGCTTTCATTTTTTTGCTATTTATCCCCTTCCCTTTAAAATCAAAAGCATAACCAATTGGTCCCTCAGTCCATGATTTATGAATAGCCTTATTTTCCGCGCATAATCCTTTTAGGTAACGGCTAACCTCTTCGGAAAAATCGTAGCCTTCAATTGATATCAACTCTTTTTTTTCATTGTCTAAACACACAACCCCCTCAAAATCATATTTCCCATTATTCATAGGATAGGCGTTACGCAGAAAGATTGTGGCACCTAAAATTATTAGTAGCGCACCAACAACAATCATTTTCAAAAATGACAAGTTAAAATAACCAACAACGCCTGATGACAGTATATTTACGCCCAAGGCAATTAACACCGCAACAATGAACACTTCGAATATATTTGTTTTAACGGCTAGTAGATCTGCTATTTTTTTCTTCATAGTGCACCCAATCCAACTTATACTCTCATCATTAGCCTACGGCCAAACTCAAATTTGCACTCTTATGTGCAATTGGACCCTCAACACTACAACTTTTATATCTTTATTACAATGCATTAAATATAGAGTAGTTAGCTAAGTGCAACGATAGGACAGAATTGTACCCGAAGCACAATATCTACAAACGGTTTAACATTAGTTGCAAGTGCGGACCACTTTTTCTATCTGCCTATATTTTCAGGCTGCTGCTGGTCGGTAGTTTCTATGTATAGCCGCTTTCACCGTCAATGACGCATAAAGTCTATCTTTCCCTACTTACTGATGAATCAGAACGCGACATTCCACTCATCCTCAGAATCCCTCAGAAGGTTCAATATAACGCCAAGCACCGAAGTTCCGCTTATGAGTGAACATGATGAACAACTATATCTTGCCCTGTTCTATGGGGATACCAACCACAATAGTGGGACAAACCGCCATTAATTAACTCATGCTCTAAATCTTCGTCCACCAGCACGACAAGATGCCGCATACTGCGCCCCAGTCGGTCCAGTTTCCAGACCACCAGCGTATCACCTGCCGATAATGTCCTGAGCAGTTTTTTCAGTCCAGGCCTTTCGGACTTTGTACCGCTTATCTTGTCTTCAAAAATCAGCTCGCATCCTGCACAGTTCAGCGCATTACGTTGTAGCTCTGTGTTCTGGTCATTTGTTGACACACGTACATAGCCAATAAGCATGGTAGATCTCCCTACAAAAGCAGGAATGATGCCATTTGCTCGTTATTTCTGCATTTTCATAAACGTTGGTTTAGGAGAAGCGGCGAAAAGGGATGTGGGCACAGGAGATAATCAGATACCGGATATGGGAGCATTCGCTTCTGGTTCGGGATGGTTCAGGCTACCAGGTGGATATATTGTTCAGTTTGGCACTTTTTCAGGAAACACGACCCGCTTTATCAGTGGACACTTCCCTATACCATTCCCTAATCAGCCGATGGTTTCAGTCAGTGTTATGTCTGATGCCGTTCAGTCAGACCCGTCGAATCCTGCCCCGCAGGTTTTGTCTGTAAATTTTGAACATATCAGTAATTCAGCGTGGCGTGTGGCAACCAGTGATATCTCACAGCAATACAGATTCAGTTATATTTCGATAGGACGGTAGAAATGCAGAAATATATTTTCAGTGCCGATAAAAATGCGTTTTTCCCTGTGGAGCTTAAAATCGCTTATCAGGAATCCGGCGAATGGCCCGGTGATGGAATCGAAATTGACGACACTGTTGCCGCCGAATTTATGAAGGAAGCACCAGAAGGAAAATACAGAGGTGTCATCGACGGAATGCCTGCATGGATTGATATTCCACCGCCAACTCATGAGGAACAAATTGCCGCAGCCGAACTGGAAAAGCAGCAATTGATTAATCAGGTCAACGAATACATAAACAGTAAGCAATGGCCTGGTAAAGCGGCGATTGGTCGCCTGAAAGGTGGGGAACTGGCGCAATATAATTTGTGGCTGGATTATCTGGACGCACTGGAACTGGTCGATACTTCCGGTGCGCCAGATATTGAATGGCCTACGCCTCCGGCAGTTCAGGCCAGATGACGTCCGGCGCTGTGCTGGTATCTGTTGCCGTCACCGCGTCAATATAATCCAGCACAGCGTTAAGTCGGGTGTTTTCTGGCTGCGTCAGCTTCCGCCCGGCCTGTAATTTCAGTTGAATCAGACTAATGGAAGCCATTGCAGTATCAATCAGTGACTGACGCTGTGCTTCTGCCGCGCCTACTGCGGCGCTATGCTGTGCCTCAGTATCTGTCACCCATTTCTCACCATCCCATTCATCGTATGGCGTTAACGGGGCGATAGTGGTTGTATTTTCAGGATAATCACCCGGAGCTGTGATTTCTTTCGATTCTCCTGTTTCGGTGCTATAGATGATTTCACCGCGATGGTCTGGCACATATTCCCATGAGTTAAAATCTGCAGAACGGCAGATTGCATAATCAGCTTTGTATGCGCCTGGAGCATCTAAACAGGAACATGCCGGAATGCCGACACCCACAGCAAGATATTCAGTTGATGTGGAAATATATTCCCGCGTTTCACCATCATAATTATAAATGGTAATGACTCCCGCTTTTATGGCAATGAGTTCGTTATTTAATACGGCTTTATTCATCAGGCAGCCCTCACGATATAATTAAAGGCAATGTTACGAGGACGGTTTTCGTTTGCAGTTGGAACAATTCTTGAAGCATCAAGGCCAATCACTTTTGGGTAAACAGCGCCATCTGTTCTTTCTGTCACCATACTTCTGATTAAGGAGAAATAACTATTGTTCCTTGAGGGGTTCAAAGGCACTATGGCCCCCTTAAACGAGCCTGCTGTTTCCCATATTGAATAATTTTCAGTGTTTACAGTTCTGAACTCACCATAGATATTACGTATGGCATCGCCCTGAGCTGATAATATTGCCCTCCCCGTATCCATACCACGTCCGTCATCCCAGCCACGAATAAACTCACCACGTAAATCAGGCAATTTATTTGTCAGGTAAGCCTTTGCCAGTTCCGGGTATTCTTCAGCAGAAAAAGCCGCACCATTGCATTTCAGCCAGCCTGTTGGCGGAGTGGCTGAAGGCCACGGAACAGGTACACCAACGGGTAATGCCGAACCTTCTCCCAAACCAAGGTTTTCGAGAGCCGTTTTCACCGTGCCATCCGATTTGATATCGCCAAACGGATTCTTGCGGCTTAACAGCAGCGCACGAAGCGCGGTAAGCAGCTGGTCGTGCCGCGCCTTCTCCAGACTGGCACCGGATGCCTCAACAACGCTACAAAGTTCTTCCTGCAACATGTCAAAGTAGTCATCATCCAGATCGGTGGCAGGCGTGCCAGTCTGGGGGTTACCACGGGTAAAACCGTTCTTACCCGCGCCGAACTTATCCTTCTGCGCGGTTTTCGTGTCTATACGATGCATGGATTACTCCGGATATTTAAAAATTACGTAGGTATGCGACGGGCAGAGTTTGTTAAGCACACACTCGACAACGGTGTCACCCCAGATACGCAGCGCGGAATCACAGGGATCGCCACATGTCATCCAGGTGGTGTTTGTGGCGGCTGGCATGTTGACCTGCCAGTAATACCGCCATTCCGGCGCATTCACCGCGTCAGTACAGGCCGATGAGCAGGTGAACGTGCTTTTGTCGTATCGCGTGATGGTAGCGTCTGGTCTGCCCAGGGCAGCAAGCTGTGCAAGATAAAAATTCTCGTTGATGCCGCCCGCCAGGTTAACCTTCGCATCCAGCCGTTGCTGACGCTGGCGAAGGGTCTGTGTCCCTGCGGGAATACATTCATCCGGCAGACCGCACAGACGCTCCCAGCGGTTTATCAGTTCAGTGGTGGTGCGCGGATCCAGCTCCCGCATCAGGGCTTCCGCACGCTGATGAACGCGGGTTAATGACGGTGCCGCACCGGCAATCGACGGATCGCTGGCTGACCACGCCGGACCGGGGGGCAACAGTGCCGACAACAGACGGATGTAATCATCGTTTGTCACGTCCATGAAATCGTCCCCAGTACCGCCAGTTCATTTTTTGCAATGGAGATATTGTCTGCCGGTGCAAGCAACTGATGGCTGTATTCCCCGTTCGCACCGGAAATCGCCTCACTGATACGCGATACCTTCAGTTCTCCCTGCGGATAACCATCACGCAGCAGGAACGAACGCAACTCCGCGGTGATGGCAGCCCGTATTTCCGGTGTGTCCGGCGTCACGCGGATATGAAAATCCACTTTATGCGCCACCGGCCTGAATACATACAAATCAGAGCCTGCCACCGGGGCCAGTGGCTCAATGTGTTGTCTTGCTGCCGTTTCCGTTGATTCTTCCGGAATGGGATTAATCAGGTCACTGCTGGCAATCATCACACCGACAGTCCCCGTTCCCATCCAGTGGCGGTATGTCCATGCACGGGTAATGCCTGGCACTTCTTTAGCCCAGACGACATAGTCCCCGTCAGCCCCGCCCTGAGGCGTCCAGTAATACCGCTCAATGACGCGGGCGCGCCACGTTTCCAGCTCTTCAGTATCAAATCCGCCTGTAAGGGTGTCAGCCACACCGGAAGACGGCAGACCATTCACCGGCGTGACCAGGATTAATGCCGTACCGTCGTCAGCGTTACCGACCGCACCTGCACTTGAGCAGGCGATCGGCACGCGCAGGACACCACCGGAGCTGGTTGCATCGTCAGTTGTCGTGTACTGCACCAGGTCATCGCGCTGAATAACACTCCCGGCGGTCACCTTCAGGCCATCGCTGACACCTTCCCAGCGCATATACCCGCTGGCAGCCGTGGCCCCCTTGCGTGGACACCGTTTCATCGCAGCATGTCGCGCCAGCCAGGACTCATCGCACAGGTCAGGCAGCATGTTCATTGCCAGATAATCGATGTAACCGTAAACCGTATGCAGCGCCGCCGCATACACCTTTGCCCGCACGTCTTCATCCATGCGCCGGAGCGTGTCGCTGACGTCCAGCCTGGCGAATAAATCGTTACGGAGCATACTGATATTTTCTGCCAGCGTCGGGCGCTGAAATTCACTGTCCGCCATGCGTTATCGCACTCCACAGATCATCAAAAGAAATCATTACCGGTCCGTCACGACGCCAGAGAGTGATACTGTTACCCAGTTCATTAATCCCGGTGCGGCGGATATCCAGATCAATACGGGACACCACGCCGTCATCAATCATCCATTGCAGGCATTCGCGGATATACCCCCTTACCGTCTGCACCAGCTGATTGGTCAGTTTGCTGCGCTGAAGCAGCCACAGTCGGGAGCCGTAACGGTCATTCTGTACCGCAGGCCAGGTATCCCCCCACCATCCCATCGGGACATCGGCGTTGTCATCAGGCTCCGCCCGCCGCCAGGTAAACAGGGAAATCACCACGGCGCGGGTCAGCGGATCCAGCTGTGCGCTGGCGCAGGTGCGTTTACCGTTCACCGTCAGCCACAGTTCCATCATGCCTCCATCGCTTTATCAGGTTTGTCGGTGTTACTGCCCTGACCGTTCTCTCTGTGACGATGCCCGTTATAGGCAAGCCGCATCGCTGACATGGTGGTACCGCCGGAGTCGCACAGGTCTTTCACCTGTCCGGTCACTTCCAGGTCCATTTCAAAACGTGCTCTGGGCGCATTGCGAAACGTGATCGTTTTACCTGCACCGTCCACCACGATCCCCTCCCGGGTCAGCGTCACAGACTGCCCCTGATCGTCATAGACAGCCACCTCCCCCGTCTGCAGTCCTTTCAGGCGGTACCGCCGGTCCGACACCGTAACAACCACCGCATGAGAACGGTCGCCATCCGGAAACAACACCACCGCTTCCGCACCGCTGTTTGCCCTTGCGGTAAAACCGTAGGGTTCAAGATGTTCAACCCCTGCTTTGGGTTCACCGGCAATCAGGGACACATCCACGGTCTGACATTTCGTGGCGGCACTGATGCTTTTCACCACGGCCCGCCCAATCAGGCCGAGGAGTTGTCGCTGCATGGCTTCAATCGTCCTCATCAGAACGGGTCCTCCTGTACTCTGGCTTTTTTCTTTTTCCGCGCGCCGGGGGCTTCGGGTTCAGGCAGATAAGCATCAGGCGGGCCGACACGGATTTCCGTCAGGGTGCCGTTCTGGTCCTGAGTAAACGTGACTTCCGAAACAAGCAGTTCGGTATTGTCGAAACCACAGACCGGATCAAAGACAATCACCCGCTGGTTGGGCTGCCACAGCGTACCGTTACCCTGTCGCCAGCCCTGCACCACATAGGTGGTTTCATCCGTCCGCGCCGCCCGTTGTCGGGCTTCAAAGTCAGCACGCACAATACAGCCTGCCCCCGTAGCCTGCCCTGTCTGCCTGATATACATCGGACGGTAACGGGCAATAAATGCGTCCTCTGTGCGGGCCCGCAGCGCGGTGGTGGTGGCCTCACCGAAATCATCGTCGTTTCCGGCACGCTGCCCCGCCACCTGGTAAACAGAAAATCGCTCCCGGATACTCTTCTCCGTATCGCAGGAAAGGATGTTTTCCCCGAGTACCAGCGCAGTATGTGCCCGCGTTGAGCCAATACCGCCAATCACCAGCCTGCCGTGCGGGTCGTCGTAAGCCAGTGCCTGCTGCTGACCGAGTATTTTGTTGATTACCTCAATCACCGTTTCACCGTGATCAGGCTGAACATCAGGAATAACACCCGACGGCGCACCGCTGTTCACCACCTCAATGCCGAAAGGCGCAGCAAGCGCCTGCGCAATCTGCACCAGCGAGCGTCCGTTAAACTGTGTCGGTTCGGCTGCACAGTCAATCAGGTCAGCCGTCAGACTACGTCCGGCAATACCGGTGCTGACCGAACGGGCATCGTAACGAACGGGAGTCGCCTCCACCCAGCCGGTGATCACCAGCTCATCACCAATCAGCACTTCCACTTTTGAACCGTTTTTAATGCGCGGCTGAAGCGTGGTGATACCCTCATCTCCCGGCCACTGGCGAGTGATCTCCACACTGAAATCCCGCGCCAGCCGTTCAATACCGGCACCGATGCGCACCGATGTCCAGCCATTCCACTCCCGGCCATTTACCCGTAGCGTGACATTGTCGTTCATTGCACTGGCACCTTCAGAGGGATCACCGGCACAAAGCCGGGATGCGTAATGGCATTACGCCGGATAATGTCCGCGTCACGCGCCGCGTTATCAAACCAGGTCGCCGCCAGCACCAGCGCGGGTAAAACCTCATCCGGCGTGCGCTGAATGATCCGTGCAGACTGTTCAAGGCGCGTGTTGATATCCGCATTCAGATCTGCTTTCACCCGGCGCAGCGCCAGAAACAGCGCATCACTGGTTGTACGGGACAACTCCTTATCAATTGCCGTATTCAGTGTGTCGCGAATGTCGGTCAGTTCTTCCCACGTTGGCAGGTCAACCGTGTTTTTCACCGCCGGTGCATTGTTCAGTGCCGGATGCGTGACAGAAGGCCAGCCGGTGCTCTGCGCGGGTGTTGTTGACTGCCCCACTGTGGCATTCTGCATCACCGCGGAAGTTGTGGGCGCAGGCAATCGTGTGACGGCATACGCCGCTTCGCTGATTGCGGTCGTACGAAGGGTGCTGGCAACCTCGTTACGCTGCTGCGTCGCCGTGGCGGTGGTTTTACTGTCCGTTTTCCAGACGCCGCGCGGTTGCAGATCGCTGCCGAGGCTGACACCGGAAAGCGTTTTGATCATGGTGACCAGGTCGCTGGCGTTACCATAAAGGCGTTTCCCGGTACGCCACATTTTCTGCACCTGCTCAACGAAATTTTTGCCTGACGATGGCGGCGGCAGAAGTACCGAGATATCCCCCTGCAACAGCCTGGCGGCATCCGATACGGCAGAATCCACCACTTTCATCGCATCAGAAACATACCCAAGCATTATGCTGGCATTACCGATAACGTCGTTCTGCACGAAATCCGCCACACCATCGATACTGAAACCGCTGAAGCTGTCACTGATGCAGTCATCCAGTGCAGAACAGGATGACATCAGCGTCTGCGCCGTCGCCGCACCTGATGTGGGGTAAGAAAGTTCTCCTGCTTCGACAAACTTCAGGTCAAAGCGGACAATACGCCCTTCACTTTTCGATGTGCTGACCCGAACTTCCCCGTCAACACAGACTTTCATCTCACCGTATGTCGGATGGACAAGCGTGCCGGGACCGGGTTTATTCAGCGCGTCAATCAGGCGATCGCGCTGGTCAAAGCAGTCATCTCCCACCACATAAGCTGTGATGGACGGGCGGAAAGTGACTTTTCCCAGATCTTCGGTATAGGGCTTGTCGCGGTTCGGGTATTCATGTGTTTCCACACGGCGACCGGTTCCCGCACTTTCTTCTTCAACCTTAAACGGTACGCCGCGAAATGACGCATCCTGAAGCCTGCCTTTCCACGTCATATAAACTCCGGATACAAAAAACCCGCCAAATCTGCTTTGTCAGTTATTTACATCGCAGAAGATGTGGCGGGGTTCTAATATTTTCAATTACTATCTGAGTTGAACATCAATGGAATAAACATTACTACTCTTTATAAATTTAGAGTCCGTCCTTTCATCAAAGGACTCAAATGACTGTACCTTTGAAAACTTTTTCATTTTATTTTCAAAAATACTTTCATTAACACCAGTTAAATACTTGAATGCTCTACCAGCAAGGACCTCATTACTTAAAGTTTGTGTGTTTTTATTGTCCTTGAAAAACCAAATAATAACCTTTTGTGGACATGATGGATTATAAACAGATATATAAAACTGCGGCTCATATTTTTCATCAGCATCATCGCCAAGCATCTCTTCAAAAGACAATTCTCTCCTGAATTCATATTGACGCTTAGTTATTCCTTCATCCTTTACTATCTCTTGCTTAACTGGTGCAATACCTATAGAAGAGATTAATTCTGACTCATTAAAGCTGAACTTACACTCTTCCGCTGCCAAGTTAAAAGATAAAAGTGCAGATATAAAAAACACAAAGATACGCATAATCATCCCTTCAATCATTTGTAAGGAATGATTATATTAACTACTTAAAGTTGAAAACCCAAATTATGCCAGACAAAAACACATTAATCATTTTGTACACTACCTGAACCGCGTATAGCCAACATCATGGCTGACATCAATACCGCTGGATCGCGTTTCCATAACCCGCATACCTGGTGGCATATTCACAAAAGATACCTTGATCTCACCATCAACTTTTGGCGCAGAAGCTTTGTTAATCATGAAGGGATTCGGGCCTGTGGCACCGGAGGCGTTGTTTGACTGAGCCGGATCCACCGCCTGATAAGGTGTGTATCCCCGCGCCGGTATTCCCGTCCCATAAGCATCATAGGCACCTGCGCCCCACTGCGCAGAGTTAATGGCATCGACCGTGTCACCGGAACTGTCAGTAAACCACTCAATAATTGGCTTCAGCTTGTCCCACATATCCTGAAACCACTTAACAACCGGTCCCCAGTTATTGATCACCATCCCCAGCGGCGACCAGGCAAAAACTTTCTTAAGGAGTTCCCAGCCAACCTCAAAATAAGGACCAATGGTTTCCCAGAGCTTCTTGAAATAAGGTCCAACAACATCCCAGTTAGTGATAATTAATCCCGCAGCCAAGGCAATCGCCGTCGCAATCATGCCAATCGGCGTCATCGACATGATCCTGCTGACGATACTGATGGCACTGCCCACGCCCATCAATCCCAGTTTCAGAATCGCAAGACCGGCAGCAAGCCCGACGACGCCGCGAATAACCCGGGGATTTTGATCCGCAAACTTCGTGAATTTCTCCCCCAACTCCCCCAGCCATTGCGTGATATTTTTAGCGTCACCAGAAAATGCGCCGCCAATAGCTGCAAGGCCGTTAGTTGCGGTCCCCGTCATTGCCTCCCACAGGTTGGACAACGTACCAAGCTGTGCCTGAACACGTTTATTCAGGCTGGCCTGTTTATTCATCTTCTGCTGGATCTGATCGTAACCATCCTTTCCTTTATCGATCAGCGCATTGACCACCTGAATGGTTTCGGCATCATCACCAAATATTGCCTTAAGTACATTAGTTCGCTTAACGTCAGTCAGTTTTCGCAACTTTGCCAGTTGCTTAAACATGTTATCAAGACCGCCAAAACTTCCTTTGCCGTCAGTAAAATCGAGCTGTACCCCGAGTTTCTGGCGGGCCATGACTTTATTGACGTCCCTGATTTTCTTAACACTTAATCCGGACTGGATAACTTTTCGCAGAGCATTACCTGCCGACTCCCCGTTCATCCCCATCTGATCCATCATGACGCTGATGGGGGCAAGGCTCTGTGCAGCCTGAAGACCATCCTTGTTCACCATCTTCAGAACAGAACTGGTTTTAGTGAAGAAGGACAACATGTTGGTATCGTCAACGCCCAGATAAAACGCCTTCTGGATAGTGTCGAACAGCCCCATCATGTCTTCTGACGCCGTTCCGGTAGCATCCTGCATCTTTGCAGCAAACTCAGCAGCCGCTTCCGGTGTTTTTTTCAGTTGTACCGCAAGATAAGCTGTCGCTTTACCCACACCACCCAGAATGTTTTCTGCCGGGATCCCCTGACGCACCAGCATCTGCATCATGTTCTGGAAATCAGCCGTTGTACCGGGTAGCTGGTTACCCAGGCCAATAGCCAGTTTATTGATGTCCTGAAAGCTCTTTCCAACCTCACCGTTCGCATCCATCATGGCGACTTTCAGCCCGGTAGCGGCGTTTTCCTGATCGGCATAAGATTTCAGGGAAAGCGTCAGCCCCGCTGCCAGTCCGCCACCAAGCGCCAGCCCACCCTGTGACGCTTCTTCCGCCTGGCGTTTAAATCCCCGGATTTTCTTTTGCATTTTCGACAGCGCGGGAGAAAGCCTGTCGACACCGGTGATCAACGCCTTAAGCTCAAATTCAGCCATGTGTGCGTTTCTCCTGCTCTATCCTGTTTGCCTGACTGACCAGTAAGGGAATTTCACTGATCGGCATATTCAGCAATTCGAAAGGATTAATGCGCCAGTAGCTGGCGCAGTCAAAGAAGCGATCAGTGAGGTATTCAGCCGTCAGGCCTGGAGGAAAAAACCAGCCACAAGCCACGCCGCTGCATTCAGGTCTGCCGGAGACATCTGGTCGACAGAGCTTTGCGGCACTTTCGCCAGCCGCACAATGTATTTCGACACCACATGCGCCAGAAGTTTGACTGACTCATCCTGATTCATCTGGTAGGGATACCCCAGCTCGCGGACATCCTTCCCGGTGGGCTCATCAAACTCCAGTACGGAGAGTGTCTCGCCATGAGCAGTAATCGGTTTCTTTAACTCAAGCTCTTTCATTACTGGTAATCCCCTTCTTCACCGTGGAACTCAAGATCAACCGTGCCTTCTTCGGCATTATGGTTCGCTTCGCCGTGCAGCCAGGCAGACGACAGTACATAGACCTGACCGTTCGCCAGCTCGGCAGTGATAGTCATCTCATCAGACGAGGTGATTTTATTCACCGGAAAATTCTTCGGCACCTTGAAAGTCCCTTTGACATAAGGCGCACGGTGAGTTTCCTTGCGGTCCACTGAACCGTCCAGGCCGATGATGTCATCATTGACCGTCCTGTTCATGGGCACCTCAATGCCGCCGGTCAGCGATAGCTGTTGACCGTCAATTTTGAAATAACAGGTTCCCCCGATACGGGCCATTATGCAGACTCCTCTGAATACTGAAGACGGAACTGGTTAACCACGGCAAAGACACGCAACTGGTTAACATAGTCAGGCGGGAACAGCGTGTTCAGGCGGTTCGGATCGCTGGCATCACGCTCCACAACCAGGTACTGCTTAAACAGTTCGTAGTTTTCCACGATCCCCGCACGCTCAAGCTGACGGTAGGTTGCCAGCAGTTCCCCTTTGATCACCGCCGGTGTGACAATCGCCTGACCGGGACCAAAGCGGGTACCGTCGCTGGCAAGCTTGTGACGCCCGTACTTACTGGTAATGACGGATTTCAGTTTGCGCAGCACATACGCGCTGGTATGCAGCGTCTCGCTGTCGAGGTAGCTGTTATCCGCAACACCGTAAGCGTTTTTCCTGTACGTGGTGACATCACGCTGAATGCGCAGCACCCCGCTTTCGACATACGCCGTTGCCACGCCATGAGACAGCAGGGTCTGTTGTTCGGTCATCGTGAACCGTTTCCCCTTCGGCGCAGGCAGCATACCCACCAGCTCACCGGTCTGCGTGGGACGTGCCGGATCGTTGCGGATAAACACCGCTGCGCGGGCGGTACGGCTTGCCGCCAGCTCGTCGGCAGACGTCTGGGTCTCTTTTTCGTATCCCGCCAGGGTAATGTGCTGCTGGTTAAACTGGTCACCTGCGGTCACCAGTTCTGACAGCGTGCCGATCTTTGCCGTATACACATGACCATACAGCTGACGCGCATAGCTCCAGCGACCGCTGGTATCGTTCATCTCGGTCACCAGCGTGTTAACGGAGGCTGTGTCGTTGAACGGCAGGCCGATATAATCAAACGGCTCATCCGCCATTGCAGCCACCGCGCCGGTGAGAACAGGAGCGCCCGTTCCGGCGGTACCCGTCGCCACGGCAATCTGTACGCCCGCTGGCAGCACTTCGCCCCCACCAAAGCCGTAGTAATTGAGGCTGACAGGAATTTCATTCCCGCAAAGCCCCTTATGACGCGCGGTCAGTGTGACCACGCCTGCCGAAGATGAGGCAGTAAACGGCAGGGTCGGAACGGCATTGATGGCATCCTGGATACTGCTGGCAATCGTCGCAACGTTATCGCCGTTGGTCACCGGTGCCTGCACGCGGGTACGTCCCACATAAACATTCACCGTGCCGGTTTCGGTTGCCGCGCCGGTCACCGTCAGCGTAACCGTTGCCGCCGCGCCCGTGGATTCAGGAACGGCAATCACATACAGCTCGCCAAACGGGTCGGTCTGGCGATAAGCCTCGACCATACGCGCCAGCTGACTTCCCGCACCACAAATCTGGCGTGCATAGTCTGCCGACGGCATCAGTACCAGACTGTTGGCAACAATCTCTGCACCGTTATTGGCATGACCAATCAGCAGCGATGCTCCGCTGTCCTGTGCAGTATTCGCCGCCTGATTATCCATTTCCGCATAAAACAGCGGAACCAGCGTATTCGACGGAATGGTGTTAAAGCTTATCGTCATCGGTGTTCACCTTTTTATTCACGCGCCGGATATCACCCGCTACTTCACGGCGCAGCCAGTAGTTGTTCTCGTCAACATTTCGCCCTTCGGCGGGCAAAAGGTCGCCGCGGGCAGGGTCAGGAACTGACCGCCCTTTAACAGGTTTGACAAACATGAGGATCCTCAGGAAGGAAGGGTTATTTCGGTGTGATGTTCGATATCGCCGTCAGGCCCGTTACCGGGCTCGAGATAATCAACATCAATCGCCAGCGTTTGCAGTTCATCCAGACTGTTCAGATCATCCTGCTGGCGGGTATCGTCTTCAGTCAGCTCGCTGATGACCGAAAAATCGAACTGATAAATCAGCTCATGACGATTCAGATCCAGCAGCGTGCCGCCGTCATAGGTAATCGGGTTACCGCACGCTTCCGGGTTCCAGCCCAGCAGGGCCTTAAAGAGCATCTGCCGGACATCGTCCACCACATCATACGAGGCAAACTGACCGCGCTCATCACGCCCGTTACTCAGTATGACAACCACGGAGAAGCCCTCTTTCAGCTCCTGCCAGTAGTCGGTCTGGCTTTTGTTTTCTCCCGGAGAGTCATCACCCGGTACCACATACGCCGCCGGGAGTCTCAGCTTTCCGACCTCCGGCAGATTTTTGAACTGTGCCGCGCCTGCCACCCGGTTTTCAAAATACGGGCAGCGGGCACGCAGCGCAGCAATAACAGGCGTCAGTTTCATCTGTGTCGTCGCTCCGGCTTCAGTGATTTACGCAATTCCCGCGCCAGAAAATAGCGTGTCCAGCTGCGGTTCTTTTCAAGCGTTTCCACCATGAAGTTATTACGTGGAGCCAGTCGCCAGCCGCTGCCACCGGATGCACCACGATGATGACTACGACGACGTTTTGCTCCTCCCCGGACACCAAAAAACAGAAATGCCGGATAGAAGTCACCAGAGATCATCCGGTTCCCCTTCCCGTTGCGCTGGTTAGGGGCAATGCGTGTCATAAAACCGGCTCGCTTTTTACTGGCTCCCGGCACCATATAACCAATCGAACGAGCCAGGCGTCCGGTCTGATAACCGGGGTTTTCACCTGGTGCCGACCGCGCACGGCGCATCACCAGCCGACGGGCATCACGCATATGACGCTGCCCAATCGTGACAAACGCCCGCCGGACACGGGCGCGGTTAAAGCGCATCTCGGCGGGCTGCTGAACATCAACGTGAAAAAAGGGAGTCGCCATTGCTGCCTCCGTGACTCTGCCTACATTCGCCCAGCTCCGTACACTCCAGCAGCAGAAAGCGCCGCGCCCCGTTCAGATCACGCTGACGTTTCACCCGGTACACACTGTCATCACAGACCACCTCATAATCAGCAGTGATCCCCCGGCGGTAACGAATGGTGATGTAATGGGTGATGGCGTCCCCGGTCTGCGCGGTTTCCTGCCAGGTGGTGGCACTGGTCTGGATAACCTTCGCCCATGTCCGGAACGTAACCGGGTATTGAGGCTCCACGCCAAAGTTATCCGCGGGCATATCCACCCGCTGGCGGATCAGGACGCGTTTATTCAGTTCACCGGGGTCCGGCAGAATGTAGGTTGCGCTGGTCTGCGCCTGACGAATTTTCATTGCGGAAAGTACCTGTACGGGCCGACAAGCCAGCCAAAACTCTGCGGCATGTCGAGTTTCTCCACTTCCGTAACCGACGAGCGGTTTTCGTAAAAATGGCTGATAAGCATCAGCATCCCCAGACGAATATCATCCGGCAGGTGCAGCCCGTCCGGATCGCTGTCCGGAATGGTTTCATCCGGTGCATAGAGCTTCCGGTTCAGATACGTTTCCGTCCGCTTTTGTGCCGCACATGCCAGCAGTTGCAGATGGCGGTCATCAGTATCGAAATCCTCATCCAGCCGGAGTTGGGCTTTAATCTCTTCCATTGTCAGAAGCATACTCAGCCCTCTTTACTGGTCGTGGCTTTTTTCTCTTTTGCCGCTTTACTGCTTTTTGCACTGATTCCGCGCTCTGCTAACCCGGCCTGAAGTGCAATCTCCTGCACCCGGGCAGGAAGCGCCCCGTCGTCATACTCACCGGCCTGAATGACCTCAACACGCATACCGTCCGGTGACCATTTCAGATCTTGTTTCAGGATCATGATTCTTCACCCGTCAGAACAGGGGGCGCGGTTCCGCGCCCCTGAGTGATTACGCCGCTGCAATCTTCAGCAGTTTGATGGCCTGCGAATCGACCAGCATCCCGCCGGTGCGCTTGGTGGTATAAAAACCGACAAACGGTTTATTGGTGTACGGGTCACGCAGAATGCGGGTACCGATACGGTCAACGATGGTGTAACCCCGTTTGAAGTTACCAAATGCAATGGCTTTCGCATCAGCGGCAATATCCGGCATCTGTTCGTTTTCAGCGATACCGTAACCCGCCAGAGAGGACGGCTGCCCCAGCTCCAGCCCCGGACGCCACAGATAGTTACCCTCGGTGTCTTTCAGCAGACGGATGGCAAACAGGCTGTTGTTGTTCATCATGAACTTCGCGCCGGTGCGGTGTGCCTTACGCAGCGTGTAAATCAGTTTGATAATGGCATCTGCTGTCACTGCCGTCGCTTCGCCGGATACAATATGCTGAAGTTTGCCGAACGCCCGGACCTTGTCGGTTTCATCAGTGGATTCATACGCCAGGAACCCTTTCGGCTTCTTGGTGCCATCGCCGGTGGTAAAGGCAATTTCTTCCTGTTCGGCAAATTCGGTTGCCAGCTCGCTGTTGATCCAGGCCTCCACGTTGAAGAAGGCATCATCCAGCATTTTCTGGGTGGCCTGCGGGTTACCGTAGATTTCCCCCATGAAAGGTTCAATCAGTCCCAGTTTTGAGGTGGCAGTCTGGGTACGCGCGTCAGTTTCGCCAACCCATCCGGAAGCCGTGCCGCCCAGATTCACCAGTTTTTTGTAGTCGGAACCGCCAACGGTGATCACCGTGGCTTCCTGGCGCATCACCACTTCATCTTTCAGCAGGTTGAGAATGTTGCGATCCAGTTCTTCCGGCACGGCGTAGCCACCATCTTCATCGGTGCCCACCTGCAATGCCTTACGCTCCAGATCGCGCAGACCGTCTTCACGGCCTTTACGCAGGAAGCCCACAAAAGCCTCTTTATGCTCAGTGGCCAGTTTATTTTGTACACCACCTGCCGGACGTTTCAGCTCAAGCAGCTCTTTTTCAAGGTCGCTTTTGAGATTTTCCAGCTCGCTGAGTTTCCCGTTCAGGGTTTCCACCTGCCCGGCAAGCTTGCCTTTTTCCTGCTCAATCGCATCCACGCGCTTGTCGTTCTTTGCTTTGAAGTCGTCAAACTTCTGCTGCAGCTCCTGCGCGACCTGTTCCACATCTTTAATATCTACCGCCATCGTATTTCTCCTGATTAGAAGTTCAGATTTTTCAGTGCATTCAGTGCAGAGCCCACATCCTCAGCGTCGCGCAGGGACAGTGCGCCATAGCCCCCGGCCATGAATGCTTTGGCCTGGGTACGGGAGAGTCCGACATCACGCAGGACTCTTTCGATTTTTTTCTGTTCGGGGATTTCCCCGCGGGCCAGTGCGTTCTTGACGTCGCTGATCCGCGCCTCGTCGTTAGACGGGAACGTCACCAGGCTGACTTCCCAGAGGTCGATTTCTTTCAGCAGAAAGGCTTCTTTGCTCCGGTCGTATTCCCAGTCTTTCAGGACGTACCCAATAGAAAGGCCGGTTAACGAACCGGCCTTCATGTGTGCATGTGCGCGTTTTGCGAGGGGATCATCATCAATAAGCAACCGTCCCCTGACGTAAAGCCCGATATCGTCTTCCTTCATTTCGGTGTAAACACCGATGGGTTCATCCATGCGGTGCTGCCAGAGCAGCGCAGGTAACGCTTTTCTGTCACTCCACACCCGCAGGGAAGCAGCAAATGCCCCGGACATCACCACATCATCGTGGCTGTCCTTTACACCAAAGACGGAGCCATACCCTTCAAACTCACCGGAGTCACTGACAGATTTCAGACTCAGCGGTACATCAAGACGTTGTTTCGTCTGCATTGGCGTTATCCTTCTGCTTACCGGCTTTACTGCCATCGGAGGGTTTCGTGGTCATGTTCATCGGTGTGAGATAGACATCACCACCGGGACGCGGATTCATATCTTCCAGGTCGCGGCAGTCATTGGGAGAGTAAATTCCCCAGTTGATCCCGGTGGCGTAGGCTTCAAAACGGGACTTCATATCCCCACGCAGTAACGCCCCGGCGTTAAATTTGGCGTAATAAACGCCCTGCTTACTTTTTCGTACCAGTCCGGTGTTGATCCGCTGTTCGATGCGGGTCAGATACGGCACCAGTGAATAGTTGATAAATCCGAGCCCCAGTTCTTCGATATTGTTGAAGGTGGCGCGATCGGTGTTCTGCACCATGTGCAACGGCACCCGGAACAGACGACAGATTTCTTCAAGCTGAAACTTGCGGGTTTCCAGGAACTGGCTGTCCTCGGCGTTCAGCGCCATCGACTTCCAGTCCAGCCCCATCTCAAGGATCATCGGGCGGTGAGCATTGCCAAGCCCGGTGTGACGCTCCTCAAAATCTTTCTTCAGGCGCTCATAAGCCTGATCCGACAGCGTCTGTTCTGTACGCAACACACCCGACGTCACCGCGCCATTGCTGAACAGTCTGGCCCCGTGCTCTTCGGTCGCAGCTGCCAGCGATATTGCCTCGCGGGCATAGGCGACGGGATTCAGTCCCACCAGACCGTCCAGCGTCAGCGTGCGCACATGCCAGATATCTTCCTGGCTCAGTACATCCGTGGAGCCGTCCGGGAATGTGACCTGGTAAACCGGTTCCCAGCGACTGTTAAGCTTCGGTACCACACAACCGGGATCGACGGGCAGCAGTTCAGCCACTTCGCCAAATGCTTTCACTTTGTAGGCGTAAAAGTTTCCCCGCAGGCACAGACAGGTGACCACCAGCTCCCAGAACTCCTGCGGCGTCATATAGCCATTGGGATGCGTGGAGATCAGCTTATGCAGACGTTCGCCAGTGGCTCTCTGCTTCAGGCTGCCGTTCAGGTGATACAGGTTGCAGGGCAACATCCCGACCGACTCCGCCAGCACCCTGACACAGGAAAAAACCGCCGTCAGTCGCATAGCCCGCTGGCTGCTGATCTGCTTTCCGGTATAGGTGTCGTAGGACAACCCGATAGCATCCGCCAGCTCTGCTGGCGTGGTCACCGGTGCGTCACTTTTTCGTTGAAATAATCCCGAAAAGAACACTATTTACCTCCGCCGACAGACGACTGTGTACGGTCGAGATATCGCGCCACCAGCCACGACCAGAACAGGCACAACGCCCCGGCAACAACAAACCCCGCCGGGGGATAAATCAGCCAGGCACCATACGCCAGCAAAAGCGCCCCCAGCACGCCCACCAGAGGCGCGAGAATCAGCATGATCATAATTACCTCAGTTAAAGCGAGCGGATCCCATAGGACTCAATGTGGTCAGACAGCGTGTCTTCTTTCTCGTACAGCCTGGCTCTGCCAACCGCCATAATCAGCGCAACTGCACCATCGATTTTGTTTTCCGCCTGCTCTTTGACGGGCTTCACCACATCATCGTTACCCGGAATGGTTTTGCCGACCACGTTGCCGATACACCAGGTCATGATGGGATTGCCATCATGATGAAAGCGCCCCGATTCAATTGCCGCTTCCAGCTCTTTCATCGGGTCGGACATGTTGGTGTAGTTCTGAATGATAGTGATGGGGTTCAGGTCTTCATCAGCAAGGTCATGTGACAACCCGGTCGCCCCGAAGGGGTCGATGGGTGACTCACTGACCGGGCTGATTTTGTTCGCCGCTTTGGCCTCCTCGAGGATGTAGCGATAATCCACCTCCGCACCATCGGTAACGGTCAGAACGCCCATTTCCACCCATTTCTGAAAGCGTTCGGCTGTCCGTCGATCTTCATTTTTCTCGACGCTGTACACCGTGTCATACGGTACCCAGAAACGCGGGGCCACACTGTAGTAATGCGTTTTACCGTCAATCTCGCGGGTATAAAGTCGCGCCATGCTGTTCATATCCAGCTTACGCGCCAGGTCAAAGGCCAGAATGCACGGCTGCCCCTCGAACTGCTCAAGGGTCAGTGATTTATCCTCGCAGCTCTGCCAGCTTACCAGGTTGAAATACGCCGAACGCGCCGACACCCAGATATTGAGGTGTTTTGTTTTAAAGACGTTTGCCAGACGGGCGTTATTTTTCGCACGCTGCTGCTGACTTAACAAAAATTCGCGATAAACCGACACGCCAATATTTGGATTGGCTTTTTCCAGCACCTGCGGGTCGGTCCAGTCGTCACCTTCATCAACGGTATAGATGATCCCGAACAGTTCATCGTTGGGTACCGAACCGTTGAGCATCTCGATGACTTCCCGCCGTTTGTCGTAGCACGGCCCCTCAATGTTGTACCCGGCGGTAGTGATAGCCCACATCAGTGGCTGACGTCGCGCCCCCATCCCGGTAAGCATCGTGGTGTAAAGCGCATCTGTGGCGTGCTCGTGATATTCATCCACCACCGCACAGTGGGGTGATGAACCATCACCAGGGTTACCGATCAGCGGTTCAAAACGCGCACCATCCTCCGGACGGTTCATGTTTGAGGCGTTAACCTCAATCCCGAACGCTTCCGTCAGCATGGGTGTGCGTTTACACATCAGTCGTGCCGGACGAAAGACTTCCCACGCCTGTTTCTCCGTCGTGGCACCGGAATACACTTCCGCGCCAAACTCGTTATCACAGGCAAAACAATACAGGGCAACACCGGCAGAGATTGCCGATTTGCCGTTCTTACGGGGGATTTCGGTATACACCTCCCGGAAGCGGCGCAATCGGGAGCCTTTATTGACCCAGCCAAACGCACAGCAGATCACAAATAGCTGCCACGGCTCCAGCGTGATGGGCATCCGTTTAAATGCCCACTCACCCTTGGTGTGCGGCAACAGCTGAATAAATTTGGCGGCCCGTTCAGCCAGGTCCTTGTCGAAGCGGTAACGAAACGACTTACTTTTTTCCGCCATCAGGTCATCAAGATGGCGCTGGCAGGCCTGAATCACAAACTGGCAGGCCACAATCTTTCCGCGCACGACATCACGGGCATACTGATTGGCAGCATTTACGTTGGGGTAAGATTTCCGGCTCATGATTCGATGATTTTCAGAAACGGGTTAGTGGCTTTCTTCTGCCCCGCCAGGCCAATCAGACGCTGGCGGCTGCTGGGGTCGAGTCCGAGCATTGCCCCCGTGCTGCTCATCTCGGACTCCTGTTCTTTCTTGGCGGTCAGCTCCGGATTTTTGACCATGCCGCCCATTGCACCGGTGATGGTGTTGCCCTGTCTGGCAATATTTTTCACGGCACGTCGCCAGAACTCATAGGCCACGCACCACCGCTCAAGCACTGCGAGGTCAGTCACGCACAGCAGGCCCTGACCGCAGAGTTCTTTGGTTGTCAGTTGCCACATGATCGTGGCGAGAGGAAGCTCTTCTTCAGCGAACCACTCCGGTGGCTCAACACCTTTGATGGGCGTAAAAACAGGTTCATCTTTGTTCAGGGCTCGCTTGCCGGGGTTTCCGGCCAGCGCCTTGCGCGCCGTTGGCTTAGGGCGACGCCCGGAACGCCCCGCCGTTCCAGCCATATGCGGCACTCCTGGTTAAATTTCATTTTTCGCGGGTATAAAAAAACGATGGGGCGGGCAGTCCGGAAGACGTCAGGTCACAGGGATTTGACCCGCCCCTCCCCTCTGGCAGTGGGAACTAGTTCTTACTTCAACCGTTCACGGGCCGTCTTCGCCTTATGACACGGCCAGCACAGACTCTGCAAATTACTGTCGGCATCAGTGCCGCCATGTGCTTTAGGGATGATGTGGTCAACGGTTTTCGCCTCGCGCACCACACCGGCACGCAAACACAACTGACACAGGCCTTTGTCACGCTTGAGTACACGTTCACGGATAACATCCCATTTCGAACCATAACCGCGCTGGTGTCGGGACTGGCCTGGCTTGTATTGTTTCCAGCCTTCGCTTTTGTGGCTTTCGCAGTAGCCTGACGGGTCTGTGGTGGTATTACGGCAACCTCGAGCACGGCAGGCTTTCGGGATTCGTGGCGGCATATGTACTAATCTCCGATTTATCCAAATTTAACTGCCATAATGCCGACATTCTCTGCCATTGTTGGCTCCGTTTATCCGTTAAAAGGGATATCAGTTAAGTTATCCCGTGTAGGGTATAAACCATTATCAAAGCCACTCTGTAGGGAGTGGCTTTGATAATGACAATAAAAAGCCCCGCGAATACGAGGCTTTTAGCATGTGGAAAAGGAAGTTTATTGTAACTTTTCAAGATAAGGAGCTATGTTGCTAACTTTTTTGTAGTTCAGATCATCCGGTAGTTGAACAGCAGGATTATATACAACCCATATAGATTCAGACTTGCCATCTGAACCATCTGTGTTTTTACATGAGCGTAACTTGTAATGAATGATTCTATCTACGTCAGCGTACTCGGAGGTTGCATAAACTTCATATTTATTATCTCCATGGAAAAGGATAGTTTTAACTAATTTTGTAGATGACATGTCTGCTCCTTTGTAATTGATGGGTATGACATATGACCACCAATAACAATGCCATATTTCTGGTGATTATTGCAGCAGCGAAATTACAAACCAAACCCAAAGATGGGCTTTGTAATGACTACAGTAACGAACTGCACAATGCGCCTGTATTTCGAGGATGACGTCCAAATACGTTAATCTTCTCGCGAACGCTCTCACTACACATTCGCTCTACAATTCGCCAAACAACCTTTTCAGGTAAAAATTTCGGCGCTAGTGCTGAAATAGCACGCCACAGACCCCGACTAAGCGAGCATGCTGTGCTACCGAAACTAAAGATGGCGAACGAAATAGACGTGATAAACGCCCAGCACCCAGAGAGAAAAGCTGAGATGCGGTGATAAAGCTTAGTCATGTATTGCTCCTGTTTTTTTGGTTTTCATCGCCCGATCATTTCAGGCATTGCGTCCTGATGTATTCCTGCAGGTAGTTAACCTGCGCGGTTATCCTGTCGATTCCACTTCTGAGACGGTAATAATTGAGTTCAGCATCTGCTGTAAGTCTTGGGCTTTCTCCATCGCCCATGCTGCTGGCTCCGGTCGTTGACTTTGCACAGGTGGCGGCGACTTGCAGGCGCTTACGACCAGCAGAAACATCAGCACGGAGACTTTCGATAGTCGCGTTAGCATCAGCAAGCTCCTTTGTGTATCTGGCGTCGAGTTCTGCTACATCACGTTGACGCTTCTGCATATCAGCGATGATGGATGCGGCTTTATCGCGCTGCTCTTTGTAGGTCATGGCGTTATCACGGTAATGATTAACAGCCCATGACAGGCAGACGATGATGCAGATAACCAGAGCGGAGATAATCGCGGTGACTCTGCTCATACCTCAATCTCTCTGACCGTTCCGCCCGCTTCTTTGAATTTTGCAATCAGGCTGTCAGCCTTATGCTCGAACTGACCATAACCAGCGCCCGGCAGTGAAGCCCAGATATTGCTGCAACGGTCGATTGCCTGACGAATATCGCCGCGGTCAATCATCGGTAAAGCGCCACGCTCTTTAATCTGCTGTAATGCCACTGAGTCCTGGCTTCTGGGAGAGAAGTCTTTCAGCCCAAGCTGCTTGCGGTAAGCATCCCACCAACGTGAAAGAAGTTGATAACGGCCTGCAGCTGTTGATTTGAGTTTCGGGTTTAGCGTGACAAGTTTGCGAGGGTGATCGGAGTAATCAGTGAAGAGTTCGCCACCGACAATAACGTCATAACCGTGGTTACGTGTCGGTTGTCGCCCGTTATCCGTTCCTTCTGACCATGCCACCATATCCAGGAAAGCTTTACGCTGGGAATTTAGTGCCTGCATAAATTACTCCTTCGAGCTACCAAATTTGTTACCGATTACTCGCATTGCAGCCCCACGAATAGCATCGACACCGATCAGCCCCACGCCACCACCAATGGCAACAGAAAGCGATTTAGGCCATCCGACATACTCAAGAGCGGATGCAAAAGTCAGTGTCAGAGCGCCACAGAGAAAAATCTCGAGCGTTTTTCGCTTCCAGCCACCACCACCGCCAAAATAGGCAATGCGCAAGCCAGCCATAACGATCGACATAATTACTGCGCCCAGTGGTGTGTCTCCACGCCACCAGCTCTGGAACAACTCCAGCCAGGTATTTGGGTTATGAGGCATTTGTAGTTATCTCTCACCTCGCCGATAAAGGAGGTGCAAATTGAGGGTGTACCACGAACCGCAAATCAGAAGCGGAAACGTAAAAGAAGCCGAGCCAATGGATAACTGCGGGATAGGGCAGAAGCAATTAATCCCTAGGCCCAGAAACGACAAAACCCGCTCAATGGCGGGTTTAAGCTGTGTGGCGACGTAACCACTCTTAACACGATACAATACTTTTTGCGTACGCGTTAGCATTTTAGTAATATTCTGAAGTACGTTTATCTATTGAATCTATACAAATGAAGAAAATCGAAAAACTGTTCACTGAAGTAATACGGAAGTTGCGCCATAAGAAATTTATGCGCTCGATAGCTAGTAAAAGAAGCACAACAGAAAGAAAGCTAAAACGTAATGGAAGTTTAAAAAAAATCGCTCCAGAGAAAATACTTGCTCCAACCATACTTGATATTTACAAGGCGGAATATCATGAGAATGTGGTTAATTTTATAGAAAAAATAGAAAACAAAGCAAAGACAGGAAATAAAAAGATATATATATGCTTTAGAAATACAATTCATATATCGGCTGCTGCTGGCTTATTTCTTCTTGCAAAACTAGAGACGTTAAAAAGCAATCATAGGGACTTAAAATATATCGTAGCCAAACCGCCAATCAAAACTTCATCAAAAGGAGAACAGCACGTTGTTGATTCTGTTTTGAACAGAATCGGAATCTATGCAGCATTAGGTGTTAAATCAAGAGAAATGAGAGAAACTCCGTCTGTAAAATGTTGGGAGGTAATTCGTGGCGAACTAGTAGATTCGGAAATTGCAGGAAACTTATTAGAAACAATCACAGAAAAAATGGGTACCGATTATACAGATTTATATCGTCCCTTGATAGAAGCCATGTCTAATTCAGTAGAACATGCATATCGAGACGATTTATATGACTCAAATAAAAATAACAATAAAAATAAATGGTGGTGCTTTGCTGCAATTATGAACAACAAGTTAATATTACTAATTTGTGACCTCGGTGTAGGTATACCTAAAACGTTAAAACTTACTCAAGGTGAAAAGGTTCTTGCAAAGCTAACCGAGTTCCTTGGTAAGCCATTAGTCCTTGATTCAGAACATATAAAAGCCTCATTGCAGGTTAAACGAACCCGAACAAAGCTTGGATACAGAGGGAAAGGAGGAACTGATTTACAATCTATCATAGAAAACTTTGAAAATGCACAATTACGAATTATATCCAACAAAGGAAATTACAGATATACTCATCGTAAGAAAGCAAGACCAGAGTTAATGTGGGATGCCAAACATTCCATCAACGGTACTATAGTTGAATGGAGCGTACCGCTACCAAATGAAGGAGACTCTCAATGAAAACCTTATTTATCAAGGACTTTTCAAGATTCCCTGGGCCTAGATACGAAAGGTTAGGTGAAAACAGTGGCGAAAAATTCCGCGATTTATTTTTGATACCAGCACTTAACGAAAATCCAGACTTAGTCATTGACTTTGATGGTGTTTTTGGCTATGGCTCATCTTTCCTTGAGGAGGCCTTTGGAGGTTTGGTGCGTAAAGGGATAGAGCGCGAAAAATTGGAGAAGCTTAAGAAGAATCTCAAAAGTAAAGATCAATACATTATTGAGGAAGTAATTTCATATATTGATGATGCTCTGAGAGATCTAAAATAATGGACACTGACGTTACTCAGAATTTATGGACAATGCCTGCAACGATTATAGCGATTGTTGGCATTTTTTTAACAATATTAGGCTGGATAGTTACAGCAATACTTACTCGCATTAACAATGCGAAGAATTTAAAAAAACTAGAAATAAATAGACTTATTGATGAGTTATTTTATAAATTAGATTTTATTTATAGCGAAATGCTTGAATTGCTGCGAGACGATAAAAAAGACAAACAAGTCCTATATTACATTTTTACATCATCAGTAAGGCATGTTGAGTTTATTTGCGAGCGAATTGAACTATTAGACAACAAAAAAAACAAAGACAATGGATTAATATCTGAATTAAGACAAGCATGTACTAACGATGCGAAATATGAAAAAGAAAAAATTGGAACAACATTACATGAAATCCAAAGCGCTAATGAAAAACTCAAAAACAAATATCTGAAATCATTTTAAATAAAAAAGAACCGGCTAAGCCGCCGGTTCTTTTTTAATTTATTACACTAAGGCAGCCTTCAATAAATCCAATGGCCATTTGTAATTCTTTTCTAATTGTACCATCAGAATACTTCCTCTTTTTAGCAATAGCACGAAGTGAGATGCCAACAACAAAGTGAGCAATTATCAGCTCATACTCTTCCGGCTTATATTTACGCAACCTAGCCACACAACTATCTATCATGATGCCTTCATCATCATCACACTGGAGACGTGACTTTTTACCGTGTGGTAAAAGTCCCTTGAAACCAGCCGCTATCGGCTGGCAGTCCACACCACTATTTTCTGCTGCAGCCCATGCTCCCCAGCGGTCCAATACTTCATACATATCACGCATCAACTTTCTCCACCAAATCAGGCCAACACACCAATCGCCAGCGCGCGATCGATAAAACGAAATATCAGCTCCAGCTGGGAGCCATACTTCTCTTCAAATGCCACGGAATCCGCATGCAGCTCGTCGTGATGCTTTCTGCACAAAGGCAACACAAAAAGGTCATGCGCTTTTGTACCCATTCCACCCTGACCGTGACCTATCAGGTGGTGGGCATCATCAGCAGGCTTTCCACAACATGCACACGGCTGTGTCTTAACCCAGCGTGTGTACTTTTCATTAACCCAGCGGCGACGTTTTGGGCGTAACATAAAAGACTCCGGCGACTCCGGATCCACTTTCAGCGCCAGCACATTTTTCGCCTTATCCTGGATGATGCTGGTGGCAGGAACCGAAGGCACAAGGTCACTTTCCCGGGTGACAGACGGCACAACAGGCTTCGGTAATCTCAGTGCCTTACGGGCTGCACTTTCCGGTAAGGCATCCGCCAGATCATTACGAATCAGCCACCAGCACAGTTCCGGCATTGTCACAACGTGACTGTCATCAAAACCGAGATCCCGACGCACAACAGACAACACCCAGCGGGCACAGTTATCCGTTGCCATTGATTCCAGCCGTTCCGTGAACTGATCGCGCAGCTGGTTATCGCAGTGCCAGCACAGACGGATTGCACCCGGAGCGTGTCGCATTGTGGTCATGTTCTCGCTGTGCCAGTCGGAATGAGGCCACTGGCAGCCTTTTTCACGAAGTAACCAGCTTTCAAGACATTCCACGCCACCAGCACGACGGATCACTGCCTCATTGCGGAACACGGCCCGAACGGCAGGATCATCCGCCAGCGGTTGTGATGCCGCCGGAACGGCACCACTGGCGAAAGATGAATAACGCTCCGGCTCAGGCTCCAGCAGGACACGCCCCTGCATAAACAGGGGCATCAGCTCTGAACCTGGCCTGAACAATACGATCCCCATACGCGGGGCAATTTCAGGGGTCAGTAGTGCTCTCACGGTCACCTCAATGAACGGTATCGAGCAGCTTTAACAGCTCAGGGAATCGGGATTCGAAGAAATGCGGCTGCGTCTCGCGCGGATTTGCGGGACTGGTGATGTTCTTGCCGAACATGCAACCTTTCGCTGTCAGCGACCAGAATTTTTTGATGTTGTTAATCGCGGTACGGCTGTATCGTTCGCGCTGCTCGACGATCCCCAGTTTCACCATCTGGTGATATGCCTGATTAGCCGTCAGGCGGATACCATACTGTTTCAGCAGTGCACTCAGTGACAGTGTCGGGCGACTTGAGCCATCGTGTGCATCAGCAGGAGCATCAATGGCATAGCGCGGTGCCAGATTCGGTAAGCCAACAGCCTCCTGGAGTTTCTGACAGGCACCAAGCACTGAAGAGTTAGACAGGTTTAACTCCCGGCGCATAAAGTCCAGCAGGATCACGCCAGCCTGCATCTTGTCAGCAGCCTGTCCGGATAATTTTTCCGGTGCGCTGGTTACCATATCGAAAGTACGGATCACCTTCAGATGGAATGACGGGCTGATCCACATTGCATAGGCATACACCAGTTCCTTGCAGACATACGTTCCCCGTTCATTTCCCCCATGAATCACACTCACCGGGTCAACACCCAAATTCTGGGTGTTGGTCAATTCATGAACAAGCTCAACAGTTTGTTGGCTGGAAAGAAACTTTCCCGGCTCCTTGGTTCTGGCATTTGCACCAGATGCTACTGCTGCGCGATGCAGATCGTTCAGGCTGTAACGCCCATAAGCATCACGACGAACTTCAATACCATCAATGACCATCAGATTATTCATACTTCGTTTCTCCTCTTAATCAGGCGGCTGCACCCGCCGTTTTCTCGTACTTACTGATAGTGATCTCGACCTTCCCTTCCGGGATAACCGGTCCCCACTCCACCAGCATTCTTTTCACCTGACTGTCGTCCTCCCACACACCCGCGTGGGTCAGGGCGTCAAACAGCGCCTTGTTATAGTTGTCCAGATCGCGGATCCGGTTATCCGGAGGAAACAACACGATCTCCACTGAAGCAGGTGCCGACGTTGGTTTTGGCAGACGACGTAACTGCTCAACTATTGCTGCACACGCCGCGCTCTGGAATTTTCGCCCCGCCGCGCTTATCAGGCTCTTACCTGCAAACGCCCCTTTGTTGGGGTGTCGCCAGTACGTGTTCACGCTGGGCGGAAAAGGCAGGATCAGCTTCATGCTTTCAGGCCTCTCTCATGTAACCAGTGGGTTGCACGCAGCCTTGCGTTTTCCTCACCGGCAAGCAGTGAGCGGATAATCCCGACCGCCTCGCTGTCGTCGTCCTTCACCGCGGTATGAAGCGTTATCCCCCGGGCCACGCCACGCTTTATCGTGATGACGCCTTTTTTCTCCAGTGCGCGAAGATGCTCCACCGCTGCATTCACTGAACGGTATCCCAGCATGGTTGCCACCTCCTGATTGGTTGGCGGGAAGCCACGTTCTTTCTGATAAGAAATCAGCATATCCAGCACCTGCTGCTGGCATTGAGTTAACGTCGTCATGCCGCCATCTCCCTGACCAGTTTTTCCGCCTGCTGGCGAACCTGCGCCAGAAACGCCTCACCACATGCCTCAAGTTCATCGCGCCCGATGTAGCTGATTGCCGGTCCCTTCCAGGTCTTATCGAAAACAGCAATAGCACCAGCGAAGAAAGCGCCTGTCGGCACCTGCTTCTCATCCTTCGGGATAAACCAGGCAGGCAGTTCAAAACCAATACGCCCGCGAATAAAAGCAATATGGTCCGCATCTTCCGGCCACCACACTTCGCTGGTGGCAGCTTTGATCAGGAAAACATAGCGCCCGCCTTTATCACGCATAGCACTGGCATGTTTCATGATGTAACGCATGCCGGTGATGTATTGCCCCTCATGCTGACTGGCGCGGCTGTACGGGGGATTACCAAAGGCAGCACCTTTAAGCTCCGCAAGACGTTCTGACCAGTCATGCGCCAGCGCGTTGTCTTCCGCAGTGTAATAAGCGGCACATTTGGCGTTATCACCATCAGTAAACAGATCCAGAACAAACGGGCCAAACAGGGTGTTAATTCCCCAGAAAATGTTGTCCGGCGTGCGCCACTGATCGCCCACTTCCTTCAGTTCATGGGCTGGTTTGTTCCGCAGCTCCACCAGCGCCTGGCAATATTTATTACTCATTAAGCCCCCACGTAATTCCCTGACAGATACCACTCTTCACCCGATGCAGCGCGCTTGCTGCTTTTCCGTAAGCACCGCTCACGATGCGCCAGAAAATTGTTTCGTTCTGGCTGGGAGTGGCTTTCACGGAATGCCGCCATCCACACCGTTGCAGCACGACGGTATAAGCCCCTGGACTCCAGTTCTTCCGCCTGGCGGGTCAACAAAATCACCCGGGGATCGTTAGTGCCGACATAGAAATTGCGCACAGGTCTGGTTTCACGAACTGGTTGTGGTTCCGGCTCCTGCGCTCTCTCAGTCAGGCGTGGGAAATGTCTGCGTGTATCTCCTTCACAACGGTGAGCCACACGCCCACTCTGACGTAACTTGCTTGCTGACTGCAGAACGCGCTGCCGTGAGTAACCTGCAAAAGCATCCGCAATGTCTCCGGAAGTACACCCCGGATGGGCTTCAATGAATTTCTGAACGTCATTTAACAGACTCATGATCACCCCCTGAATCCTGCCGGGATCTGGCTGTAGTCCACGTTGTCGTAACTGGCTTTGAAGTACGGGTCCTCGCGTCTGGCTGCAGATACCGCAGGAACTTCCCAGGACTCTTCGAAATGACGATCCGGGCCAAAGAACGTGACAGCCTGTTTCACAAATTGTGTGCCGCTGTTACCCATCGCAGATACCCAGCCCGCGTAGCGTTTCACACCTTCCAGCATGGTTTCGGGTTTTACCCCCTCATTCAAACGGGCTTTCCAGGCTTTGAAGGCTGCAGATTTTGAATTGCCACCAGCACGTTTGGGGTATGCCAGCCATGCCTGCTCAAACTCCGGAGAGTATTCCGGTCGGTTTGAACGAACTCGCACAGACTCATCAGCAGATGCACCAACAGCTATTGGTTCATTGACTGGTTCTTTGACTGGTTCAAAAGAGTGACTGGTTCTGGGTGAATCTCCTGCACTACCCCCTGGTGCAACTCCTGCACTACCTGGTGAATTTGCTGCACCAGATAGTGAATTATTTGCACTACCCCCTAGTGAATCTCCTGCACCATCCAGATGAAGGAGATAGATATTACTTGAGTTACCTTTTTCACCTTTCCGGGTGACTTTTTTTACCAGCCCGGACTCACAAAGGGCCGCAATATGATTCATCACAGAACGTTTGCTAATTTCGCACTGGTCAGCAATATGCTGGTAGCTGGGCCAGCACTCACCCTGATCGCTGGCATTATCAGCCAGCTTGATCAGAACCAGTTTTCGCAATGGATTACCCACTCGAATTTTCATCGCTTTAACCATCAGCTCCATACTCATGCTGCACCTCCGAGATGCTTCATGTTTTTTCCGGAGCGAAAGGCTATAAGCGGCATACTGACGCGGTAATTACGGCCCAGCGGTTCACAAATCACCTTCTGGCATTCACGGTCAACCAGGCTAACACGTAGAACATGCCCTGCAGGCGTGGTGTACCACTGCCCAACTGTAGGAATTGATGTTTTTTTACGCTGAAGCAAACGGCAAATATTGAGGATCAACGGATTAAGCATGACGATGCCCTCCGCTGATATTCAGGAGACGGTGAATATGAAAATTAGCCTTATCCGCCAGACGAATACGTTCAGCTTGCAAGTTAAGAAGGGTTTCTACCAGAACCTGATGTGCCTGCGGATCCGAAAGAGTTACCTTGCGCAGAGCACGTAGTGCAGTTGTTACATAACTGAGTTTATGTAAGTCTTCATCATTCAGACGAGTGAGGGCTGGGACAGTAGCCATGATGGCAGCCTCCTTGATCGGTGAAATACTTCCACCACCGGAAACGCCAATTTCGCTGGTGGTGAACTGAACGGGGTTGGCGTAACCGGTGATCAAGGAAACCGGCGCATCTTTCGATGCCCCCGCCCAGCCCACCATAACTTTGATGTGAGCAAATGCGGACGATAAAAAAGACGCTGGCGCGTCATATATCGCCTTGATCAATTCCAGGACGCCAATCCCGGCACCCGCTTTATAAGGTACCTGAACAGTGTAACGTCCCGGAATGGCAGAATCAATGTGCTGGTGGTCCTTCACACTCAACAAAATCACGCCTGAATTTCCACAAAGGGCTAAAGCACTCATGCGGGTAGTCTTTGCGAAGATAGATAACGCGCTGTGTTTCTGGCTCCCAACGAATAACATGAACATAAAGTCCTCTTCCGTCACGAAACCAGCGGTTAAGTTCCTGCACAACTCGCCCCCCACAGTCAGGTAAAGTTCTCTGTGGTTACTTACAGCCAGGAGATTTGGTAATCTGCATTCATGCCGTAACAACAGGTGTTCAGCGACGCTGACCACCAGCTGTTGCGACAAACGGTTATTTGCCGTTAAACTGTTCATGCGTTAGTTTCTCCACAGACACAAAACGCCACGACGCCCGGAGCTGCACACTCGCGGGCGTCACTCTTTTCTGGAGCGCAAAAGATTTTGTAGACCAGTGCTGCATGCTCCTGGAGCTTCGAAATTGACAGATACAACTCATCATTAATTGCTGTCTGCTCGTGTGGCTCCACTATCCCATCTTCGATTGCCGAACGAATCTGCTTTGAGTAACTCCCGATCTGTTCGATGACTTCCAGCAGGCGCTGGTTTATATCGGCGTTCTCTACTTCCTCAATTTCAGGAAGCGATACAAACACCCCACCAGCAGACTGTGCGACAGCATCCGCAATGTAGTGAGTGCCAGCCGCGCGCTGTAAAATCATTGCCCATCCCAGCGGGAAAATCTGATCGCCATCTGCACGAAGGCGGTTGAATAAAGCGTTCTCTGTTACATCCAGCCACTCAGCAGCTTCAGCGTAACCCCCCGGCAACGCCGCGATAGTTTTTCTGACAGCTTTCACGTACCACTCAGGCTGTTTTTCTACTTTCCAGTGATGCTTACCCACGGTTAGCCTCATCGTTCTGTGGTTAAAAATTGAAGGTGTTCTGTTAATCTTTCGGATAGATATCCGGTCTTAAGTCAGATTTCGTAATTGCACCTGACGTGCATTGCTCAAGTTTTTTCGCCAGCACAAAACTGGCTTTTTTATAACCATTGAAAACCAGCCGTAAGTAGCCAGGTGTTGAGCCAACTTTTCCGGCCAACTCGCCCTGCTGTTCTTTGGTTAAAGAGTCCCAATACGCTTTCATACAATATGTACCTCCGGTATACATATTACATGATTGAAATGAACCTTCAAGATACTTGTACCTTATCGGTACAAAGGTTTTAATTTCGTTATGAAAACAATCCATGACATCCGGCGGTCTAACGCCAGAAAACTGAGAGATGGTGTTGGCGGAAATTCATCCTTTGCCACCATGATTGATCGCGAGCCAACCCAAACCAGCAGGTTTATGGGGGATGGCGCTACTAAAAATATCGGTGACAGCATGGCACGGCACATCGAAAAATGTTTCGACCTGCCTGTCGGATGGCTTGATCAAGAACACCAGACAACGAACATCACAAAAAAACCTGATGTTTCAATCACTAACAAACAAATAACGTTAGTCCCTGTCATATCATGGGTACAGGCCGGAGCATGGAAAGAAGTTGGCTATTCTGAGGTTGATTTGAGCACAGCAGAAACGTATCCCTGCCCTGTACCCTGTGGCGAAATGACTTATATCTTGCGGGTGATTGGTGATTCAATGATTGATGAGTACCGCCCGGGAGACATGATTTTTGTCGATCCTGAAGTACCTGCCTGCCACGGTGACGACGTTATTGCATTGATGCACGATACAGGCGAAACCACCTTCAAAAGGTTGATAGAAGATGGGACACAGCGTTATCTCAAAGCGTTAAACCCAAACTGGCCTGAGCCTTACATTAAGATCAACGGTAATTGCTCTATAATTGGTACAGTGATTTTCTCAGGAAAACCAAGAAGATACAAAATCAAAGCCTAATCAATGTTTATGAACCTGCTTCGGCAGGTTTTTTTATACTTGACAATGTACCTTTGAGATACATAATGTACCCAGGCGAAACAACGAACAGGCAGGACGCCCACGAAGTAGCCGCCTGGGGCATATGAAGTCCAGGATGATTCGTTGAGTCATGTTGTGCCACCAGGCACTCATGTTAAAGCAGGTGTATGAAATGAAAGTCCAGATTTTAAACAATAACTGTGAAGTCGTTTGGTCATACGACATAGCCGCCCCTGTAGATCAGAGCGGCGATAGCTGGACCAATGGGAAACATCAGATTATGGCTGGAGTTGTGTTCTCTTTACGCCGTGCTTTGGAACAGGCTGAAGTATTTCCATCAGACCCTGAATGGAAATGGCCTTTTTCTATTTGTCCAAATTCGGAGAGTACATTTCAGAAAATTGGTCAGAAAGTCGCACTCGAAGAGCATCAGCCAACTGTTTCCTGATTTTTTCAGGTAACTCGTCGGCATCGCAGAAACAACAACGCTCGATCATGTTGAAAGCCGATTCGTAGAACTGTTTTTGCTGAGTGTCGCTGAGACAGGAAAAGAGCGACGTTACGATGATTTTATTAATTGCATTATCAAGTTCTTTTTCATCAAAAGTCATTTGATTTTCCTTTTATGTATACGGGCTTAAAAGGATACCACCGAGCCTGAAGTGGTGAAAAGACAGGCACATAACAGCTAAGTATTTTCAACCAGAGAGAATCCTTAGCGTTGTGGTGAATGCGGCTCAGCGCACGCGGGTTAAGGTTGAGGCTGACAGTCGACCTTCTGTGGATACCCACCCGCCTGGTGTGCAACCTTCGCCAGGCACCGGGAGGCACCCGGCACCACAACTTTATGCTGTGTGTAGTCTTGGCGGTACCAGCTTGTACCCTTGCTTCCGGCTGGTACCGTCCTTTTTACAAAACAGAGAAGAGCATCACCGGACGACGGGCTCATAACCCAATCCATCCGGGCGGCTGCCACCGCAGGTGTTCTTCTCTGTTTTGTGGAGAAACTAACCGCCCCTACGGGGGCATTTATGGAAATGTAATTGACTCAATAATCGCCGGACGGTGAGGGCTTCCTTTTACCCGAATTCAGCGCGGTGCAGCGCATATACGTGGAGAACAAAATGTCATTTATTAAAACTTTTTCCGGGAAGCATTTTTATTATGACAGGATAAATAAAGACGACATCGTTATTAACGATATCGCGGTTTCCCTTTCAAATATCTGTCGCTTTGCAGGACATCTTTCACACTTCTACAGTGTCGCCCAACATGCGGTGCTTTGCAGCCAACTGGTGCCACAGGAATTTGCTTTTGAAGCTTTAATGCATGATGCAACAGAAGCATATTGCCAGGACATCCCCGCACCACTGAAACGACTTCTTCCTGACTATAAACGGATGGAAGAAAAAATAGACGCCGTAATACGTGAGAAATACGGGTTACCTCCTGTTATGAGCACGCCAGTGAAATATGCCGATCTCATTATGCTGGCAACCGAACGCCGCGATCTCGGGCTTGATGATGGCTCTTTCTGGCCTGTACTGGAAGGTATCCCGGCAACAGAGATGTTCAAAGTGATTCCACAGGCACCGGGCCATGCCTACGGGATGTTTATGGAACGTTTTAACGAGTTATCGGAGTTACGCAAATGTGCATGAATGTTTTCGAAATGGAAGGGTTTCTTCGTGGGAGATGTGTACCGCGAGATCTGAAAGTAAATGAAACAGATGCTGAATACCTGGTGCGTAAATTCGATGCGCTTGAAGCTAAATGTACAGCACAGGAAAACAAAGTAATACCAGTGTCAGCTGAACTGCCACCAGCAAATGAAAGTGTTTTGTTATTCGATGCTAACGGAGAAGGCTGGCTAATTGGCTGGCGTTCTCTCTGGTACACCTGGGGACAAAAAGAAACCGGAGAATGGCAGTGGACATTTCAGGTCGGGGACCTTGAAAACGTCAATATCACTCACTGGGCAATAATGCCAAAAGCACCGGAGGCTGGAGCATAATGATCACTTTTACCGACAAAGAACTGATTAAAGAAATTAAAGAGCGTATCAGCAGCCTTGACGTGCGAGACGATATTGAGCGCCGTGCTTATGAAATCGCACTCCTATCGCTGGAAGTAGAACCAGATGAACGCGAAGCTTATGAATTATTCATGGAAAAGCGTTTCGGTGACTTAGTAGATCGTCGGAGAGCAAAAAACGGCGATAACGAATACATGGCATGGGATATGACTCTCGGTTGGATCGTCTGGCAGCAACGAGCTGGTATCCATTTTTCAACAATGTCACAGCAAGAGGTGAAATAATGGAGCCATACAGCCTCACACTCGATGAGGCCTGTCATTTTCTCAAGATATCCAGACCGACTGCCATTAACTGGATACGCACAGGGCGTCTTCAGGCAACACGCAAAGATCCCACTAAGAATAAATCTCCTTACCTCACAACACGACAAGCCTGCATTGCGGCTCTTCAGTCTCCGCTGCATACTGTCCAGGTGAGCGCGGGTGATGGCATAACAGAGGAAAGAAAATGTCACTCTTCCGCAGAGGTGAAATATGGTACGCCAGTTTCACATTGCCGAACGGTAAAAGATTTAAACAGTCTCTTGGAACAAAGGACAAAAGGCAGGCGACAGAACTCCATGACAAGCTAAAGGCTGAAGCATGGCGGGTCAGCAAACTTGGTGAAATACCTGATATAACGTTCGAGGAAGCGTGTGTCAGGTGGCTTGAAGAGAAAGCACATAAAAAATCACTGGACGATGACAAAAGCCGGATCGGATTCTGGCTTCAACATTTCGCAGGAATGCAACTAAGAGACATTACTGAATCAAAAATTTATTCAGCAATGCAGAAAATGACGAACCGGCGTCATGAGGAAAACTGGAAACTCAGGGCAGAAGCATGCAGAAAAAAAGGGAAACCTGTTCCAGAATACACGCCAAAACCAGCGTCCGTTGCAACGAAGGCTACGCATCTTTCATTTATAAAGGCCCTACTAAGAGCCGCAGAGCGTGAATGGAAAATGCTGGATAAGGCACCAATTATTAAAGTGCCTCAACCAAAGAATAAACGGATCCGCTGGCTGGAGCCCCATGAAGCACAAAGGCTGATTGATGAATGTCCGGAGCCATTAAAGTCTGTTGTTGAATTTGCACTGGCAACAGGTTTAAGACGCTCGAACATCATCAACCTTGAATGGCAACAAATAGATATGCAGCGCCGGGTGGCATGGATAAACCCGGAAGAGAGTAAATCAAACCGCGCAATTGGCGTTGCGCTGAATGATACTGCATGTCGCGTATTGAAAAAACAAATCGGGAATCATCACCGTTGGGTATTTGTGTACAAGGAAAGCTGTACCAAACCAGACGGAACGAAAGCGCCAACAGTAAGGAAGATGCGGTATGACGCAAACACAGCCTGGAAAGCGGCGCTGAGACGGGCTGGTATTGATGATTTCAGATTTCACGACTTGAGACACACCTGGGCAAGTTGGCTGGTTCAAGCCGGAGTGCCGTTGTCAGTGTTACAGGAAATGGGAGGCTGGGAGTCTATCGAAATGGTTCGTCGATATGCTCACCTTGCACCTAATCACCTTACCGAACACGCACGGCAAATAGACTCGATCCTGAACCCATCGGTCCCAAATTTGTCCCAGTCAAAAAATAAGGAAGGTACTAATGATGTGTAA